TTCCTCAAGATTGTTTACATCACTGACAAGGTCTGCAGTTCCATCAATCACAACAACTCCATTCTTATCTCCATTTTCTTTCAAGCAGAATTCAATGAACTCCATTCTTTGTTTATAATTGATAGTCCTTAAAGCATAAGTTTGGTAGCATCCAGGATTTTTCATGTTAGCCATATCAAGTATTCTTTTGAATACACGTTGTGAATGCCAGTGCCCTTGTTCCGTATCAAAATGAATCAAGCACTTTCCCTCTCGGTGTCCTAAGATTTTACCGCCAAAATTATTACCTCCACTTAAATAAACCGAAGCAAGTAGAGATATAAAGAATGTCTTTTTTGTCTTTGGTGGAGCTTGAACAAATGAGAAGTTACCATACGTTCCGATTGGAACTGGAAAAGTTATCTCTCCAGCTTTTGTCTGGATTGTCTTATTTCCTAAGCTCAAAGCAGTTGGAGGATAATCTAAAGTTTGAGATGTATCCACCTCGCACTCTTCCTTAATTAGCTCCATTAACATTCTGTCTGTCGTTTCCTTTTCTGTCATTTTTTAATATAGTTTTTTGTTATCATAAATATATAAAAAAAAAGGAGAGCCGAAGCTCCCCTTTAAAAATTAAAAAGGTAGATCTGCTGCTTCTTGTGGAGATGCTTCAACTTCTGGAGCTGCTTCACGCTCTGCATTTACGATTGTGCCATTGTTCCAGACTACTTTTCCATTACCTAAGTAAGTCTTTTGCTTTTTGGCTTCTCTTTCCTCTTGCGTTTGACTAACATAGATACCAGTATTGTTACCGTATCTTGTTTCATCATTGACGCTCATTGTTAGATTTACGTAAACTGCTCCATCTTTTCCAGCAATAAACTTCTCCTTTGGTAGCTTTGCTACATTTAAACTAAAATTAATTAATGCACTCATATAAATAAAAATTAAAGGGTTTTAAATTCTGTTTTTGGTTTCTTGAAACTTTCGCTTTCATCTTCTCCGAATACTCCGAGTTCATAAAAGCCAGTTAGTTTCAAAACTGCTCTACTCATTGCACGTTTTTCTGCCATCTCTGGAACGTACCACGAGTTAGTATTTCCATCTTTGTAATTAGCTCCTTTCAAAGCACTTCCAAAGGTTTCAATTTTCTTTCCATCTTTCTCTGCATGAGCTTTAAATACTGCGAAATTCGGCTCACATTTAATTACCTCATAACTAACGCTCATTTGCTCAAGAGCTTGTATCTTGTCAATACCTTGTCTTGTAATGATTGTATAGTGTTGATGCTTAAAGAAATCTTCTTTTGTAAGGTTATACTTTTTGTATAACTCTGTTAGTTTTGCTTTGTTCATTGTTTTATCGGTTTTAATTCTAATAATTTAGTTAAAGTTTCTATATCTAATTTTTCATAAACTTCATAAAGTTTTTTTCGATACATTAATGGTTCGTGTAAATATACACCGCTATTTAAAAAACCAATGTTTCTATAAATAGAAGTATCTAACAAAGTAATTTTGTTAATTAATGCTGTTTTATTCATTGTTCTTTGTTTAAATATTCAACTTCAAGGATTGCTTCCAAGAATTGTACTCGGTTTTCTAACGCTTCTATTCTTGCGTTTAAATAGTCTATTGTCGTTGGGGTTGCTGCTCGTTTAACGTCCTCGTAATGTGTCATAGCTATTCTGTAAAATAATCAAAAGGACTGTTTTGCCATCCGCATAAACACCGTAAGTCCATTATTGTTCCAAACTTTAATTCTGTTACAAATTCTGTTGCTTCTAATTCTTCACAAATTTTAGCCACCATACCTGGGTATTCCAAGTTAGCTTTACTTAGTTTATCCTCATAAATAGGATGTAATCTTTCTAATAATGTCATAATTTTTTGTTATAAAAAGTTAATAATATCCCAAAGTTATAAAAATATTTTAATTATTCACAAATTATTACAAAAAAAACCACCTTTTAAGGTGGCTCTTTCCGAGTTGGTTAACTCTTTGATAACAAAAAACAAAGATTATATCTTTAATCAAATATAGATAATAAATAAAAAAGAGAGATTAAAACGCTAAAGAGTTATTAACAATTAAAAGTTTTGTTTGCTTTTAAGATCATCAAGCTTAGTCTTGAAATCCTGGAATACTTCCAACCATTCTGGATCAGTAAGTTTAAGAACTCCTCTTGATTTTGTAAGAAGCTCTTGACTTAACTCCTCTCCAAGCTTCAAGCTGTATTCATATTGTCTGCCATATTCAAAGCGGTTGCATTTACGACACTGTGCATGAACGTTTCTTTCATCATATCGAGTAATAAGATGTTGCCTTGATATGAAATGTCCAGCATCAGTTTCAGAAAAGTGAACTTGCTTTCCACAAGATATACAAGAGCAGTATCCAGTTTTATTATCTGCATCTCTTCTCCTTATATATTCATGAAATACTTTGTCAATCTTATTTTTCCAATATTTAAGAGTTTTCTTTTTTGGCATAAGATTACAGTTCCGAAGTCATATATTTATTACTTTATTTTTCTATTTATTTAGAAATGTATTTATATCTATATATTTAGAAAACATTTTTTTATAATAAATGGCTCAAAGTTATACATTTATTTTAAAAGAAAAAAATTTATTTTTTCCAGTGCTTAGTTATCTTCTCTGCTGAACGCATTCCAAAGTATCCTCCATAAACTAATAAAAGAAGTGAAGACAATAAATCAATCCAGTTAGAATCAATCTTAAACCCATCCAAAGAGCTGTCAAGAATTATGTATATAAATAAAGTGATTGTTAAAAAAGCCAGAGATAGTGGTCTAATGTTTTTTGAAAGCCAGGAATCACTGCTCATATCTGCAACCCAACGCTTTGTTGTTTCTTGCATCTCAATCATGTCGTGTCTTAGCTCCTCCAGAAGCATCTCTTTGTCAATCTCTGAAAGCTCCTTGTCTCCTTTTATCTTATCCGCTAAATTTTTTAATTGATCTATACCAGTAATATTCCCAGCAACAGTAAGAATCTCTGGAGCTACTTCCTTTCCTTGTCTAACTAACCAACGAAGAGCATCTCCAACTCTTGTCGTTCCATGTTTCTGTTTATACTTTCCTGGCATAATTCCAACGTGCTTTTGTTCTTCTTATATCATAGTGAGTAAACGTATCATAAGCTCCAACTCCACCTTGCAAGAGCTCTCCCATATCAATTAAGTCCTCAATAATTACAAAGACCTCTGCTGGCTTTAAACTTTGGATTGTGATATCTGCTGCCTTACCCAATAAGTGCTGGCTTCGGCTACTTCCTTTTATTTTAGAATTATGATCTGGACATCTGTATGCACTGTTTATTGTGATTGGTCTTCCAGTATAATCTCTTAACCTTTGAAGTTGCCCAGCAAGTTTAATGATATTCTCATAAACATCCAGTGGCATCTTGCAACCACATTTGCAATTAAACTCTTTTATTTTAAAGTTCTTTGTCATTCTTTTTTTTGTGCGTTTCGTATATTTTTTGAAACGTATATACAATAGAAGCCAGGAGCAGAATGATCTTCAAACTGTTTTCAACATGAGTGAAGCTAACTCCTAAACTTATTGCATTAAAAAACGCTAACCTTAAATCACTTACGCTCATATCATCATACTCTTTAAAAAGTTATTCCATTTAGCTATTACCCAGAAATTAAATTCCTCAAGTTTATCTGCTGCGTATCTTAATGCTCTTACCATTTTATTACATTTTATTTTCTAAATAATCTATTCCGTAAAAATTATGAAGTGGCTCACCGCTTGGTGTTACTGCATAGCTTTTCCAACCATATGGGTGTTCTTCTATACCATTCCATACTACATCAATTAAGTATTTATCGCTTAATACAGTTTCTTTAATTACATTACCCTCTGCATCAGTTTCGCCCTCTTCTAACACTTCGTGTCCTAATCTTACTATTGCGTGATTATGTGTTGGGTATTCATTACCATTTTCATCAGTATCTACCCCTAAACCTTTTATTTTAGTTTCAGCTTGTTCCTCGCTATCAAAAATATATTTACCTACCTTTATCATAGTGTTGTTATTTCTGTTAATTCTGCATCTGTTAGTGTATAATCATAAACCCTAAAATCGTCAATACTGTTTCTTTTACCATCATCACCTGAAATTCGAAATTGACCTAATAGTATATCATTGTTGTCAAACGGAACAGATAAACCGCTTGTTACATTAGCTATTTCAGTACCATTAATATATAATTTATATGTAGTATCATTTATAAAAGCTACCGCAACCTTAATAGTATCCCCAACAGAATAAGTAAAATTATAAAAATCACTATCATTATTTGTAGCATCACGTCTATAAACCGCTGCAGTTACTCCACTACTCGGCAAAAGAAACGCTAAATATTTATTACTTGCACCTCCATAAATACTAAAAATAGTATTCCCAACATCTTCTATTTTTGCCTTTGCATAAACTGTAAAAGGATAATCAGTAAATAAAGTATGATTTAATAAGTGGCAGTCATCTTTTAATCTTGTTACTGTACTCGCTTCTGTTTTTATATAGCTTGAGGCATAATCGCCTTGCTCTACTTGTGCGCCAAATATGTAAATCCCTTCTGTCCCTGTACCTGCATAACCATTAGTGCCATCTTTTGATAACGTCACCCTTATAATAGCACTTGTCGAAGTAGGTGTACCTGTTATGCCTAACCTTACCCAACCATTACCAAAGTCCTCATAAGCAAAGTCACCAATAGTAGTACCTAAATCGCTAAGGGTTGAAACATCAAATCTACAACGAGCCCAATTGGTGAAAGGTGAAAAGTTTTGAGCACATAAAAGCTCTACTTGACTGAGTTCTGACTGTTTTAAGAATATTGAAAATGTAGCTTTGCTTGACGTAGATAACCCACTTGCAACGTCTTGTATATATTTAGCTGCTGAGGTTGTAGTATCAACTAACTTATCAGCACTTAATTCGCCATTAGGACTAATAATAGTATTTGCCTCAATAGTTGAATTTGATTTACCCCAAGCTGCGTTATCAAACTGCTCTGAATAAACTTGTAGATTTGTCCGTTGTGGCTCTAAAAGTAAACTTGGACAATTACTATTTAACCAATCTAATCTTGGTACATCTGTAAAGGTTTCTACTGTTTTAGTTTCTGTTGTACCCTCTGTTTTTATGTAATCAGATAAAGCACCCTCACTAACCATAGCCCCCCAAATATAAAATTGGTCGCCATTATAATCTTGCATACCAAAACCATAATTTTGGCTACCTGTTGTTGTTGGTATATGTTCTACGCTACATCTAAACCAACCATTTGATAAACTTTCTATAATTGGGTTTGACATTGTACCTGTTGGTGCAGAACTTATTGTACCTGTGCTTAAATCAAAAAAAGCTACACCTGTTCCTCCTGCAAATTTTTGTATTGAAAACGTTGTAACATTTATTGATTTTACAAATATTGAAATAGTATATTTTTGAGGGTACGTAAAATTTAAAGCGTCATAAACATAAGAAGTTCCTGTGCCATCTCCTGTTAATTTATCTGCGGTATTTGTGCCATCTGGTGCAAGTTCTTGGTCTGCTGTTATTGTTGTTCTTGTTTTTGTCCATACAGAATTATCAAACTCCTCACTTCTCGACTGTAAATTAGTAATACTGCCACTTGTTTTAGCTTCTTCTATTAAACCATCTTTGCGTACTCTTGTACCTATTGATTGTCTTTCAAAGTCAAAATCGCCTGTAGCATCATTCGGCAAAATAGAATATACTTTACCGCTTTTATATCCGCTTGGTATTAGTGCTAATTTAGGTTTACTCATTATCTTTCTGTTAAAATTACTGTGCTATCTACATAACGCCATATACCGTTTGACTGCCAACGTATCCATATTTTGTCATCTGCACTGATTGGAATATCATGAGCGAATCGAAAAGTTAATCTCATACCCTCGCTTGGTGTATAAGTAAGCGTTTGCGTTCCTACTTGAGTTAAATGGTCGTTCTTATATATTTGAACAGTTGCACTTGTTCCAGTAGGAGTTCCATAAGAGCTATATTTATTTGCAGTCATTGTAACGCTTGAAACATAACAATCAAAAGGAACAGGAATTGATCCATAAGCATAAGGGAACGCTGTAGTCGCACCACCTTGATACAAAACATAATTACTTGTACCACTCAAGTAGTGTCTACGATTGAACGCTAATCTTTCGGAAGTTATCCCTCTGACAATTGCATTCCTTGATTTTGCTTTGACTGTGTTGTTTAACATTTATACTTTTTTATAAATTTCTTGAAAGAATCTTCTTGCTTCCTTTTGGCTTTTGCTTTCATCCTTGCAAGAAATATACTTTTTTAATTTATTAAGGTTAGTTTTCTTTACCTTATATCTCATAAAACCCAACCATTAAACGTTGTGTCAGTATCTGGAGAAATATCTTCATTGGTGTTGCTTCTATACTCTGGAAATAAATTATGATTAAAACTCAAGTAATCTACCATCCTTGTTGAGTAATAGTTAGCGTATTCTCTTGCTTTCGATACTAAGTAATCAACTTCGTTTTTTTCTACGTTCTGTGCAGTTTCGCTTGAATGCTTAAACACCCCTCCGTTTTTTATTTGATAAGCAGCAAAAGGAATGTATGTCATTTGAGCAAACCAAATCAATGTCGGTTGCACATAATTATTTACAAGATCAAGGTAATCTCCAGACAAAGTATCTGCAATGATATCAGCACTTATCTTATTGTATAAATCAGTTCCAAGAAGATTCTGCACCTCAACTTGCTGTGCTACTTTTATAAATTGTATGAACTTGTCTGTGTCAGTATTTCCATCAATGATGGAGTTCTTAACAAGATCTGTTCTGCTTATGAATAGTGCTGTTGCCATTAGTTTTTAAATTTCATTTTATTCCAATACTCTGCTGTATATCCTTTATACTTCATATCCTTTGGTGCAACTGGAACTTTCTGTGCGTTTGCTTCTGGCTTAAACCCTCTCTTTCTGGCTTCTGTTGTGCTTATTGCATCTCCGAGTCCTTTAGCACCCTCTTTTCTAACGTAAGTCTTTCTAAACCATTTGTGATTACATCTTGCACCGCCTTTATAAAGCCAAATAGAATAAGTATCACTTCCACCTTTTCCGAATCCTTTATTTACAACTTGTTTAGTCATTGCTTGAATGTCCTCTTTTCTGTAAACTTTCTTAGCACTTACCATTTTTGAGCAGAATTGTCTTGAAGTTGATTTTGTTGTTGCTGGTGCATACATATATCTTACAAGAAACTCATTTCCCTCTTCTCTTGATTGCTTAGAAGTTCCATCTTGATCACTCTTTTGATATGGCTTTGCACTTCCAGTGCTTACAAACTCCCAAATCTTAGAAAGCAAACTCTTTTCCTCTGGCTTGTTTAAATCAGTTATAACTTCATCAAGCTCCTCTTCATGCTCATAACTTACCTCACGCTCATCAATAACATCAAAGTCCTTTAAAAGCTCCTCTTCATCTTCTCCAAGATCAATCAAAGCATCTGCAATATCACTACCCATTTCATCTGGAAGCTCTTTGCTTAATTTAACTCCAGTTTCCTCTTCTCTTGTTTCCTTATCAACTACGTTCTCCAAATCAGTAAACTCAAGTGGTTGAAGCGTTTTAAAGTACAATTTAAGAGCTATATTATTGTAAGCTAATATCTCGTCAAACGCATCAATCAAAAGTGTCTGAAATGGTCTAATAACAGTGTTATCCATTAACGTGCTGGCAGTCTTTAGTTCGTCTGCATTGTTTCCAAGTCCAGAGCTGTCTTTAATTCCCAAAAGCATTGGAGAAACTACTCTGTGTGCTACCATTATTTTCTTACCGCTCTCGTCTGATAAAAATTGATACTGATTGTGAGCATCACTTAACTGTATTGGCTCAATAGTTGCTGCACTCTCTGGATTATCGTTAAACGCCAGGATAAATTTACCAGCGTTAGAACTACCGCTGAACTTAGAATAAATACGGTTTTCTAACATTTGTCGCTCTTCAGCGTTAGGTGTCCCATTGTTAAAATTAATTAACATACTCGGTGCAAGTCCGTTAAGTATGTTATTGAGATGATAGTTGCTAATCTCCTCCTCAAGCTCTGCATATTGAAGTCCACCTTGATAATCTGGAGAGGAATAGTATTTGTATCCAGCTCGATACGGTTTTACATATAC